GAGTAGCGGTTCGCGTGTAATTCTCTAGTAGAACCTCTTCTAGTGCTTGACTCCTTAGTACTTCAGAAATTAGTGCTGCTTGAAGCGTCACTACTTCCATACGTAAATTATTAAAAGCATTTCCAATCTGCTCATTGTTTGCGCCTATTGCTCTATATACTTCTCCATCTCTCATTTTAATCTCCTTTGTTTAATAAAAGCTGCGAGTATCTACAACCCACTCATCACCCTGCTTACTCTGACCTACGTAAGATGTTACATCATAAGGGTGAATTGATTCCAAATTGCGGGTTCTAACTTTATACCAAACCGCTTCAGGTAGTAGCTGAATCTTATTACCTACATCTCTAGAAATATCTTCTACAAACTTAGGATTATCGTATCCCGCTATAGTAACATACTTCTCATCTTCTCTCTTAAGAATAGGGTATAATTCTGCTGATCCTGAAGTCTCTGCAATGCGAATCATATCTTCTAGCCATAGTCCTGGAGTTGGAGGATTTGTACGTACCTGTAATGTGACCATCCCTCGCTGGGCATGTGCTCCTAAACCTACTCCCGTCTTTTTATCAGTAAGACACATCTCCTTACTGCAAGGGCAATATGAGGCGACTGGAACTGTTACTTCAGTAATAAATTTAAGTTTACCTGATACAAGCTGTCCAATGAATCTGCAAGAGTATCCTGAAGGAGCTGAAATCTTACTTACAGGAGTAGTCTTATTCATCCAGTAGTCAAAGCTTGCAGAGATGTATACATCTTTTGTATCTAAACTGGTAGCTAACTTCTCTAAAAGAGCTGGGAAGGCATTGCCAGATAGTGCTGAGTGATTATCCTCCGTAACAAACAACTGCGCGAAGCGACTCATATTGGTCCCTTTCAAGCGCTTCTCTAAAGATCCAAACATATTAACCTTGGCTAAAGTTTTTACAGGTTCTCCTCCGCCTTTGCGATTTAAGACAATTGGAACAGCTACACCTTCTACTCCAACACGATTAATCTCAATCCCTCTTTCATCAGGGGTAATATGTACATCGGGCAAAGCTGCTTTCTTAAATCCTCCAGCCCTAGAAATTGTTTCCAATCGCGTCTCAGTCGTATTAACTGTTTCCATTAGAATCTCCATATATTTATCTGCCACTACTGCCGAAGCCACCTTCACCTCTACTAGATTCAGGTAGTTCAGTCACAACTTCTACTTTTATTTTAGGTACAGGTAGAATTAATAGCTGGGCTACCTTGTCACCCGTATGAATTTCATAATCTCTGCTAGTTAAATTAACAACTATTACGGTAATGTTTCCTCTGTATCCTTGATCAATTACTCCTGGGTGAATACGTAATCCAGCTTTACCCATAGATGATCTGGTCATTAATTGGCCGTAATAACCTTTAGGAATACCTAAACTTAACTTAATGTCAACGATAGCAGATTCAAAAGCTTTAACTGTTACGTCATGGGTACCTACTAAATCAAATCCTGCGTCTTCATCTGGATGGGCTTTAAAAGGTACTTTTGCGTCAGGACTATTTAGCTTAACTAATAGGGAGGTGCTCATATTATTTAATACATAATTCAGAAGATAATTCTGATATATTCTTTATCTTCTTTAGAGAACCTAATCGAGTTCCTACTTTGATATCTACTAACATAGGAACTATCGCTCCTGCTACAGGTCTTTCAGCTTCAGCTTTAACTATACTAAAGGTAGCCTCTACTTCATTTTCAGGTACTTCATACACTAAAGAATCGTGAACTGTCATTACTAAACTACCTGTTAATTTTGCATTAAGTAAAGCCTTTTTAATACGTACAGAGGCTATCATAGTCATGTCTGCTGCAGCTCCTTGGATAGGAGAATTCTTACACTGTCTTTCAGCTTCAGATCTAGCCATATCCTGATTGCTATTAATTCCTGGAAGTCTGCGAATTCTTCCAAAATAATTAACTACCTGACCAGTCTTCTTTGCTATAAAGATTTGTTGCTTTAACCAGGCTTGTGCCTGAGGATATCTACCAAAGAAAATACTTACAATTTTTTTAGCGTCTGATTCAGGAATACCTAGCTCTTCGGCAAGAGACCATGTTCCTCTTCCGAACATAAGACCGAATACAGTCGCCTTAGCCTGCTGCCGCTGAGTGTCGGTAACACTGCTAATGTCTACTCCGTGAGATAGGGCGTATGTCATTCTGTGAATATCTACATTATTTTTTAAATCTTCTACCATTTGAGGGTCTCTACTATATTCACCCCACCATCTAAATTCAGCCGAAGAATAGTCGGCTTCAATTAACTTATATCCTGGACGAGATATAAAGATACCTCTTACAATAGACTCTCTAGGAATCTGTTGCATGTTAGGTTCGCTAGAAGATAATCTTCCCGTAGTAGTACCGTGCTGCTTATAGTTGCTATGTACTCTACCATCTACATCAATATGTTCTGATAGCCCTTCGATAAAAGTACTTAAAATCTTTTGACAGTCCTTATATTCTAATAAAAGCTTAGGTATAGGATGGTTAGGATTCTGCTTTGAAATAATTTCTATAGCTTTATTATCTGTAGATAGTCCCCCTCCCTTGGTTTTACCTGCGGGAGAGAAACCTAATTTGGTAAATAGAATATCTTGTAACTGCTTTGATGAATTGATATTAAAAGGCTGTCCTACTGAACCAAAAATGCTCTGTTCTAAAGAACTTCGCTTTGTAGAATACTCTACCCTCAGTTTTTCTATATAATCTCGATCAGCCTGAATACCTAACAACTCGGCATCCATTAAAACATCTCTAGCAGGTAAAACTACCTGTCTCATGAGTCTAGTGAGATTAGCTGCGTTAATCTGAGGCTCGAATATCTTAAAAAGTCTAAAGGTGCAGTCAGCATCCTTTGCGCAATATAGATTAAGCATATCGAAAGGTACTTGAATATATTGACCTTTAAATTGTTTATTAGCTTTAAACCAATCATCTAAATCTTTATCGTAGCCTCCCATATCAGTATAAGCCCATGCACAATCTTTTAGACCGTGTAAATTTTCGGCGTTCTCATCAATAAGATGATGGGCTAACATTGTATCAAACCAGAAATTGTTTAATTTAATGCCTTTCATTATAAAAAACTTCTGGTCGAATTTAAAGTTATGTCCTATCTTCTTAGAAGGGCCTTCTAAAATCTTTCTGACTCTTTCCCATAAATCAATAGTAACTGAATATTCCCAAAAAGAATCGGTGCTACCTCCAGCCTTCATTAAGGGGAGACACCATCCTTCTCTGTCCTTCCAGCTAAATCCAATACAAGAAATATCGCCCTTGCGGGGATTTAAATCGGTCGTCTCAATATCAATAGCTATTTCACTAGCTTCTGTTAGATTTTTAAATAACATCTCTACTTTTTCAGGAGTGTCTACAATAGTATAGTTACCTGTACTCTTAGGAGTTAATCCAGTATACTTAGAGGACTCTTTAATTCTTACTAGATCCTGAACAGTAATAGATGTATACTGAGGATTTCTTAGGATGGCTGCAGGATGTATAGTAGGAATAATTTTGCAATTATATTTATCTGACCAAAATTCAGTACCTCTGTGAGACATAATAGAAGCAGCTTTACTTTCTAAGAAATATCTAAGAGCTATATTTCCTACAGGTACTATTACTACAGGCTGAATTCTCTTAATTTCTTCATCTAAGAAAGGGGAGCAAGCAACTATTTCTTCAGTGGAAGGATCTTTAGGACCTTTCTTTGCATCTATTACTCCTCCATGACATCGAGTTAAATTAGTCATGAAGATATCTCGATAATCTATTCCAGCTTGTTTTAATAGCTGTTTCCATAATCTGCCAGCATCTCCAAGCATAGGAGATCCCATCTTATCTTCTTCGAAATTAGGTCCTTCACGAATAACCATGATCTTAGAAGTAATAGGTCCTACTCCGTTAACGATAGTTTTTCGAGTCTTACATAGTCCACATAAAGTACAGTTCTGGTTGGGAATTAAATCAAAGGACATGCTTTACCTCTTAGGTATTTGATGAAGGGAGGGATTACAATTAGGTCCGTATGCGAAGTACTTTCCAGCTCGTGCACTTGTATACTGGTCGTATAAACATCCTGAACAGTGACTTGCTCTGCAAACTTCACAATACTTTATTCCGTTGAGTAAGCAGCAAAGGTTGTTCATTACTTAATTATACTACTTTTTCTTCTTTTTGGAGCGAGGTCGAGAAACAGTTTTTTGGGGAAAGACTTGATTTCCATCTAGATCTTTAAGAACAAAAGCCCAGGCATTCATAACTTCATTTACTTTAGGGTTGTTAAGCTCAACTAAAGCGACTGCCATACATGAGAAGAAGTCACCATTATATCTATGGCCTTTATAAACAACACGAGTCTCTACTCGGGGTTCAGGAGGAGGGGCAGAGGCAGTTTTCATAGGGCCTGAGGATGTTCCGGGAGGAATGTTAACACTATTAGAAGAGGATACTTGCTCTCCAGGAAATACTACCTTAGGAGAAAAGCGGCCAGCGTTCTCGTCTAACTTACGACGAAGATCCTCTAGATTAGTAGGGTTCTCAGCTTTTCGAAGTCGATTAATAGCTTCTATAGGTGAATCTGTTCCTGAGGTAGGATCTTCCATAGCTGATTGGAGGCTTCTAATAAATTCGGGGCTTAGGTCGTTCTTTTTTTCGGTCATGGCTTATTAGATTGCTTCTTAGGTTTATCTTCAGGTGTCCATCTGATGTGGATGATATACTGCTTAGTACTCTTTTTCTTGTAGATGGTAACGCCATTTACAGTAACTTCGTTAGTACCCGCTTTTTCAATGACTTCGTCAGCAGCCCTCTTAAAAAGATCTGCTAAAATTTTGTTCTTAAAACTACATTTCTTACCTGCAAGTAGTCGCTGTATCTGCTCAACGCAAAACGTCTCAGTCTGATCCATTTTATTTATACAGATTTTGTCGTATACTTATCAATAATACCTTGTAGATATTCAGGAGTAGGAGTAAAACTCTTTCTGGATTCCTCTACAAGGACTAAATACTGATCTACTCCAAACTGATTTATGTACCAACAGCGGCTGTAATCAGGCAAAAATTGTTCAACATAATTACACGTTCGACATGAACCAATCACGTTTCTAGCATCCCATCGAAGTATCTTTCTGCGACGGCTCACAAAGTGAAAACATACTTCTACAGGCTTTTTGAGACAGAGAGGGCACTTACCATATTTAACTATAGTTTCTTTTCTTATATAGTCGCTTAAAGCTTTGTCAGCCTTTTTATGTAATCTGCGTAGTATAGTTCTAGCAGGAATTTTGCGTTTCTTCTTTGCCATTAGACTACCTTAGAAACTCCGTTTGTTTGACTTAGTCTAATTTCTTTGTCTGCTTCTATCATAACTGACGTGGAATGTGAAACAAGAATAATTTGACGACCCATCATTCGACTATAATCTTTTAAAAACTTACCAAATCGTGGTTGATACTCTATGCTAATATTGGCCCCTACCTCGTCTAAGATAATTGGTCCTTCTATCTTTGGTGAGTGAAGATCTATAATGACTAGCCTTAGGATAGTAGAAATTACGTTCTTTAGACCTCCTGCTTCCCCGTTAATAACATCCATATCAGTACCTATCAAATTGTCTCTAATCTTAAATTCTACGCTAACAGCGTTGCGCTTGTTCTCAAATAAAATCACAAATTGAATAGAGGGGTTATCTAGAATTTCCTGCAGAGCACTAGTAACAATACCTTCGATCTTTGTTATACTCAGTTCGCGGGTTTTTTCTGAGACAGATTGTAATAAGCTGGAGGCTTTAAGAAAAGTATCTTCTTCAGAAGTGATTTCTTTTAATCTAAGGGAATTTTCTTCTAACTGGGTAGTAAGAGTTTCTTTTTGGCCTTCTAAATATTGTAGGCGCTGTTCTAAACTAACTAATTTACTTCCTAGGGAGATTATTTTGTTGTTTGACATGATAAGCAATAGTTCCTAGAAAAATAACCCATAGTAAAAGTCCTACTATCACTCCTGCAGCATTCTGTTGTAGCCAATCTGTGACAGCATCTATTACTATCATAAAGTAGGCAATTCGCTTAGTTTAAGTTCATCTTCAATGATCTTATATAACTTAGACATTACCCCCTCTAGATTTTGAGAAGTTAATTCTTCAGGTGTAAAATATCCTGTAGCTTTAAGAGATTCAAACAAATTATTAACTTCTAAAAGAAGCTTATTCTTTTCTTCAGCTAGATACTCTTCTCTAGTTCCTACCACGGCCTCTTTCTTTTTAAGGTCGTCTAACCTGTTTCGAATATCTTCTATATTTGTCTTCATTAAGCCTTAGCTGTGGCTAGTAGTCTCTTAACGTCTAAAGCATCTTGAACCAAAGTAGATCTATAGACAGCTTCAGATGTAGCCGTTTCATTGACTCTTACTTCCGTAACAGAAGCTGCGCCATCGTTTAAAAGTTCTTCCGCAATAATAAATAGTTCTCGGGCAATATTTTCTGCGGTAGGATTATTGTCAAAAATATAGTGTCTCTGCTTATTTTCTCTTAAAAAGGTAAGCATAGGGGTGTCTTTCTCCGCGACCAAAAAAGAGTGATCCCATTTATCGTCAATCCACTGCTTAAGAGATTTGAAATCGTTAAAATCTTTTACAAAGCCAAACTTATCAAGATCGTCAGTATTAGCTTCCATTACTACTGTAACTACATAGGAATGTCCGTGTGCGTGTTGGCAATTACCTGGATATCCAAATGCTAATCTGTGACCGGCCTCAAACTTAAATGTCTTTGATACAATCATGATCTCTCCTGAATATCGTTAGGTCTAACTACAACTACTCCACAAATATCTCTACATCGAATACACCACTTACTTAAGTGTATATTATGCATACAAAATTGTGTACAAGCTTCACTCGTGGATGTATGAGTACATCCATCTACGCACTCTAAGAATTTCTCCTTAGAGAGATCCATATTATCTAGGTTTGTTACTCTTCTTACGACTACTTCCAATAGACCATCCTACCTTTGAAGTATAATAAATTTGGTTATTCTTACGCAAAGTCTGTAAAGTTGCATCTAAAGCGTTGTCATCAGTTATCCTAAGGCGAGACTTAAGGTCTCTAAAGCGCATAGGGGAACGTCCTAGTAGAGTTAAAATTTCTACTTGTAAGTTAAAAACCGGCGTCTTTGCTAATGTAACCATATGTTTAATAGTCTCGTTGAATTTTCTTTGAATTACCAGATGTGTTATTTGCGAACTCATATTATAAATACAGAAGAAAGAATCTATTAATGCACTATCATGCGAGCTGTTTTAATTCTTTTTAAAGCTTCTTGTAAAATTGTTTCATTAACATTAGATAACTTACCTACTTCTTGAATTAATTTCTCAATATCTTGAGATTCAAATTGGCTTTGTTTGAGCCCATTAATAAACTTTTCTAGATCTAACTTTTGTGTTTTCTCTTCTTTATAATCTTCTAAATTAAATACTGTGTTCCCGTTATCTTGTTCTAAAGGAATTCGAGTATAATGTACTTGTAAATTAGTATTCATAGAAGCTTCAAATTTAACAACGCTAGGGACTATCTTTCTTTCAGATATATCAGTGCGAACTAATACCCCCGGATTGATTATCCTACAGTTGTTAGAAAACTCTACTTGAAAAGGGGTATGATAATGCCCTGCAAAGATTGTTGTATTAGGGGCTAGCAATTCTACTTCTTTAGCGAGGACATGTTTAAAAATTGCTGGTGCTGGAAGTAACATATTATGAGTTAAAATAATTTGATTATTCCCTTTATATATTTCAGAGGTGTGATTAACTAAATAGTCTATCCCTAAAAAAGAAATATTTTTAATTACTTGTCTACCCTTTAATTGCTTTACTAATCTGGAAGCATATAACGTTCCTAACGCTGTCTCTTGTATGCTCTCTACTCTACCATGTACGTCGTGATTACCTACGATAGAGTATATGCCTAGTGGTAAAAGCTTGTTAATACGGTCTAGGTGTTCCATTACTTTATTCACTAATTCTAAAGAAGGCTTGGGAATATCAAATACATCTCCTAATAAAAAAAGAGAGTCAATATCCTTTTCAGCTATAATTAAATTCTCTAAATTAGCTAATTTAGTAAACTGCGCTTGTAAAAAGTCATCTGTTCTACGAAGAGGTGTTCTATCACAGAAATGGCAATCTCCTAGAACTAAAGATTTCATAATTCTCTCTTACACGTAGGGCATATTGGTGCAGCTATCCTAGCTTCTTCAAGTAGATGTTCCAACTCTATTCGATCTCTCTGGATAGTTATTCTAACAGAGGCTAAATTTTTAGTGGAGTCAGATATATTCTCTAATCGATACGACAAATCCTTCAACTTATGATACCCTTGATATAGATCTTGAGCTGTTGTCGCGTGTTTAATCAGATTGTTAAAGTTAAGGTCTTTAAGTTTCTTAAATTCAAAATATTGCTTCTTCCAAGAAACAATATCTCCTTTAAGAGCTAATCCTGTGTTATAGTATGTATCTAGCTCACGTAAGCTCTCGTACCTTGTGCGTACTTGAACTATCTTTGTCCTAGCCTCTGTAAGATCAGGAAGCTTAGATAATTTCTGATTAAGCTCAAAATTAGACGACTTAACACTGTCTGTTTCGCTAGATAGTCGCCGCCTATCTTTGTTAAGATCTTTTAGAGCGAAATCTATCCAGTGTAGTCCCGCGAGGCGTGCGAGAATCTTAGTTTTAGTAGGCCCACTTTCTTTTAAAAGAAACATGGGCTCATCTTGATCCACTACGTTAGACGTAATGAATTCATCTTCATCTATCTGAAGTGGGTGGATACCTAGTACTTCGCATACTTCTTTAGGTAAGTTGGTACCAAAGCTATCGTACGTTTTAACCTTACCTTGAGAATCTCTTACATCTATCTGATTAATTTTATCGCCTTTGATCCTAATAATAGTGAATCCATTTGACAAAGTCGCGGTGATTACTACCTCGGTACACCCATGCCTTACATAAGAACTATGCCATACATTGTATATTAGAAAGTTAAGAGCGCGTACCATAGATGACTTACCTGATCTGGTTGCTCCAATAACACAATTGAAGTAGTCGTCAAAGACTATAGTATTATCTTTATGAGCCTGAAAGTTTTGCAGGCGAAGAGATTTTATAGTAACCACCTATATAATACAAAAGGTGGATCTCTTTAGGAGGGGTTACGGATGTAAAAGTCTGCCTAGATCTCCGACTGTGGCTAGTAAAAGAATCGATCCTAGAAAAGCTATTCCTAATACCTGCCAAACAAAAACAACTGTCTTTGAAGGAAATTTTCCTGTGAGTCCTTCCCACAGAAATAATACTGCGAATCCTCCGTCTAGTAGAGGGATGGGTAGAATATTGAACAAGCCTATAGCTATGGAAATTGCGGCCATCATTGAAAAGATTTCAACCCAGCTAGATGCTGCTTGAGATACAGCTTGAAAAATACCTATAGGTCCCATTAGTCCTGGATTTTGATGTTGTCCAAGTTTAGAAGATATAATAAGATACGTCTGTGAGATCTGATACCAGCATATCCTGGAGCTCAGCGTAACGCTATGAGAAATATTTGTAGATGTGTTAGCTAACGTCTGCGGTCGTGAATCCTTAATAAATACTAATCCTACAAAGATAACAAACGCTAAAACAAAATTCATTAAAGGTCCTGCATAGGCTACCAGTAATCGTTTATACCACGCTTTACCAAAATATTCATCAGAACTAGATTCAGAAGGACTCTTATCAATTCCGGCAGGTTTGATAAAGCCTCCTAAAGGAATGGCTCTAAGAGAAAATTCAGTGTTCCAATAATTAAAACTATATAATACAGGACCAAATCCTAAGGCAAAACTTTCTACTTCTATACCTAACTTCTTACAAGCTAAGTAATGACCCATCTCGTGAATAAATATTACTACAGCTAAAATAAAAAGATACACTAATAAATGATATCCTGCATTAAGAAGAAGTGTCATTATATCCGCCTTTTAACGTCATTCTCTAATACATGTAGTCGGGGGCTAAACTTGAATCCTTTTTCTTCACAAAGCTTTTTAACCTTGTCCTGTCGAGCTAACTGCTCAACTCGAGTCTTACCTTCAGGCATTAAGTAATTCTCTTTCATACCATATTTAGAGATAAGCGTTTCTATTTCCTCTAAATCCTTATCTGACGTAACTACCCATTTAAAAGATACTTTAGAACTGGAGGCTAAAGCGGTTAATGCTTCAGGTCTCTCCCGCATCGTAGGTCGATTATCTGGGCCTGAATTAGATAACTTAGGGCTGCAATTGATCTGATCTACTAAATCAAGAAATTCGGGGTCGGGAACTATTGTACCATTTGTTTCAATCTCTACCCAATAATCATTTAATTTAAGAGCCTCTATTAAAGGGAAAAGAGGCTTCTGTTGGAGTAGGGGTTCTCCTCCAGAGATTACTACAGCTTTAGTATTAAGCTTATCTAATTCAGCCTTGATCTCGTCGATATCCATAAAAACAATTTCTTTCATAGGATCATACTTTTCTGGATGAACAAATTTGGTGCCTTGCCAATTCCACGTATAAGGGGTATCACACCAAGAACAAGCTAGATTACATCCTGATAGTCTTAGGAAGAGAACTTCTAGTCCTGAAGATTTGCCTTCTCCCTGCTTAACAGGTCCATAAATTTCGTTTACTTTTAATTTCATATTATATAATACTAGTATTCGTGTTATTCGTTGCGGCAGAATATTGAACTTCCCCAAATATGACATCCCTCAGGTTCTCCTACAGAGACTTTGGTACAAGAACCTGTAGTATTCCATACTTCAGTAAATCCTTTTAGGGTAGAGTGGTGATCGCATAACTTTAAGCCACATAACATACACTCTAGCAAAGGATTAAGGGTGCAACAAAGCCAGGATTTTATCTGTGGTTGAGAACTCGAACTAGGCACTTTTCTTCCTTAACCTTTCGGGGAATTCTAACAATATATTTTTTATATATAACTTCCGAGCAGAAGGAACATTTGAACACTATCTTCAAGCCTTTTTCGTCTGTTACTATCTCATGAGTAACGCTATGTCCTTCTTTAGCGTGTAGATCTACAGGAGGGGGAGAAGGAGGCCAGGTAGTCCATCCAGGCGTAGAAACTGTAGGAATATTAATAATAGAGCTGGCATGCATAGGGCATATAGACCCATACATATTACATGTACACGTTTGGCTATAGCCGGGATAGCACATAGTACATGGTCCGTATGTTCCATGTATACACGGACCATATGAAGGGGTATTAGTAATAGATGTGCTAGTACTAGCAGCAGTTATAGCTCCAACTGAGTTATTACCTGAGCTGAGCGTAAAAGTAGTTCCGTCCGTCGAAGAGACAGATGTTCCTAAAGTAGACATTAGTTACTCGCAGCTGATTTTGTACCTGTAGTATCTATTACTTTCTGAGCGATGGCTTTATAGATCTCAGGGTTATTGCGAATACCTTCGGCAGCATTCTCTCTACCAACCCACTTCTGATCTTCAAAGGTATAGGTATGTCCTTTGTGCTCTAAGAAGCCTTTATCCAAAGCAAACTCAATTAGATCTGATACCTTATCAATGCCCTTGCCGTATAAGAAAGTTAGCTCTGTTGTGCGCATCGGAGGAGCAACCTTATTCTTAACCACATTGATAGCCATTTTATGTCCTAGAATATTAGTACCTTCTTTGATCTCAGAGCCAGATACCTTTCGAACACTTAAGCGAACTGAGCTATAAAACTTTAGAGCTTCTCCGCCAGGAGTTGTCGTAGGAGAACCGTACATGCTCATACTCTGTCTAATCTGGTTAATAAAGATTGCTACTGTCTTTGTCTTACCAATAATAGGTGTGATCTTTCTACATGCTTTGCTCATGAGCTTAGCTTGGAGACCCATTGACTGTTTCTCCATATCTTCTTCCATTTCAGCCTTAGGTACTAAAGCTGCGGTACTATCTAAGACGATGATATCAAAAGAATTAGAAGCAATAAGACGCTCCATAGTTTCTAGAGCTTGCTCGCCATAATCAGGCTGAACGAAATATAGATTATCTACATCTACTCCCAGATCTTTAGCATACTGTCTGCTAAAAGCATGTTCAACGTCAATAAATGCAGCAGTACCTCCCAGACTCTGGGCGGAAGCAATAGCTGCTAAAGCTAGGCTGGTTTTGCCTCCTGAGGGAGCGCCAAATATTTCGATAATACGGCCTCGAGGATATCCTGGAACACCAAGAGCATCATCTAATAGGAATGATCCTGATCGGATAGTTTCTATGTCTAGAGGTGGTGCATCTGATAGCTTTTGGACCTTTAGGCCTAAATCCTTCTCGATCTGATCTAGTATACTTTTCAATGATGCTGACTTGGTTTCCATTATTTCCTCTTAAGAAATATCTTCTCTTGTAGAGCGACTAACTTTAGAAAGGGACGTCTTCTATTAGGGTCTGATTAGCTACAGGAGCTTGTCTAGCTGCAGGAACTGTCTGCCTAGCAGGCGTTGGAGCAGGTGTGGCTAATGGAGCTGCAGTTGCAGGGGCAGTTGTTGGAGTGAAATTAGAGGTTGTAGGTCTAGCAGATACTACATTGGCAAATACCTTACCTTTAGTGCTAGTCTTGTGTACTACCTTAATCTTAAAAAGCTTACCCTTTAATACATCTACATCCAGCTCGTCTGTAACAGTAGAAGTATCAATACCCATCTCTACAAGAGCGCGATCTAACTTGTTGCCCATCTGTAGCTTCGCGTTGTGTAGCATTGAAACTTCCTGAGTCGCAAATTCTCCGTCAAGCACTTCAAACTGGAACCTGATACATTCACCATACTGGCTCGTCTGAGGGGTTACTTCAGATAGCCGTGCGAGGTAATCTCCCTCAGCTACATCCTTCTCACGCTTAATTTTAAATGACATAATTTATTTTACTCCCGTAACATTTAGTTTAATTTTAAGATTTTTATCACGTATAATCTTCCACCACTTCTTATTACATTCAGTTACTGCGATTACGCCTGAACCGAATACTTCTTCTATTGTAAGATGTTTAATAGGGTCTAAATTAACCCCAAGAGCTTTAAGTCCTATACGAGGCATTATAACTTTGCTAGAACTTTTTCTAGTTCTGATACCACAACTGGATTATTTCGCTGTCTCGCAAAATCTATTGCCTTACGCACATTTTCTTTGCGAAGTTCTTTTTCTTCTAAAGTTTCAGGTCTTGGAGGTAGCATCATAAGAGTAGGAGCTATAAGTCCTGATAAAACTAAAGGAACAGCCCAAGTTTTGTTTGTTTCTTTATCTAACCAAACATACCCATCTGTTTCGGAAATTTTTAAAACCTCTACATCTTCAAGGTATTTAGCCATATTAGCTTCCCTTTACAGTTATTGTACGACTAGATCCTGGAGATGCTTGCCATTGTCCAGGAAATCTGCGCTCAATTTCGCCAATCTCTAGTTGAAGTTGAATTACAGTAATTTGTCTAGATACGCTAGAATTGGTTCCTTCTAAATGATTATACTTAGATTGAACAATCTTGTGAAAGCAATCGGCGTCATTAGCTTCAATCTCAAGCTGACGAACTTTGAGATACTCTTCTGGAATCAAAGCGTTGGCGGCAACAACACGCATATCCTGGGACTTTTGAGATCTGACAGTCTCTACAGTAGATAAAATTTTGTTAAGCTTAATTTCATGCTCTAATTTAGCTTCGTTTAAAAGGCGAGTGATTTCTCTTTCATTTTCAATGGCTTGAGATAAGATATGTCCTACACGTTCTTTGTGAGCGTGGATCTCAGCGATCTTACCATTAACTAAACTAAGACCTGTAGTAGCCGGATCTCCATCAAGCTCTAGATGAATAGAGTTTAGCTCTTCGTAAAGATTATGACGTTGTTCAGCTGTTAGCATAAATTAAACTGTAGACTCCTGCGACTTGACAGCATCACCGTTTTCAACAGCTTCCTTTAGAAGCTCTGAATGCTTTTCTAAGTCTCTAGCTGTTAGGGCTTTTACCTGAGCTGAGAGTTTATCACTAGCAGCTAAAAATTCTTCTTTAGAAGAATATTCTACTTCTCTAACAAGTTCTGTAGAGAACTCTTCTGAAGCAAATTTATAAGATAGTTTTCTTGAGTATCGCTTAGTTAGTTTTTCTTTCATAATATTTATACAAAAGTTGTCGCCAAATTAATCTAGATCAATTAGGTTCACTAATTCTACTTTAGAATCTTCTACCTCTGTCTTTCGAACTTCATCAGAAGCGTCATCATATACTTTGTTAAGCCACGCTGTAATCTTACGTTTATCCGTAGTTTTAATAACAGTAGGGCCAAGCATATGATCTACCACGTAGTAACGAGATCTTTTAGTCATGATTATACTGGAGAAGCAAACTTGGTGGTAGAATCTAGATAAGGCGTAGGATCTGTAACACCTGCTTCGATAAAACTCTCACGACGCTCGTAGTCGGTGCCACAGGTTCCGCAAGCTATTTCTCCGCCTTTGTAGCATGACCAGGTATCTAACCAGGGAACGTTCAGCTGACTACCAAGCTTGACTACATCTGTTTTGGAAATGTTGATAAAAGGTCTCTCAATCTGAACTACATGCCAGTCTGCCAGAGCTAGCGTCTTATTCAAGGCATCAACAAATTCTTCTCGACAATCAGGATAAATTTGATGATCCCCCGAATGTGCCCCGTATGCAATAGTGTCTGCTTTCTCAGAAATGGCCCAAGCTGCTGCTACATTTAACATAATTGAGTTACGATTAGGTACCACTGTAAGCTTCATATTTTCAGCAGCATAATGACCATCGGGAACTACAACACTAGCATCCGTCTGCGAGCTACCTCCGAGTAGCGGCTTTAGAGAAGACAAATCTACAATCTGGTGCTCTACTCCAAGTTTGGCGCAGGTCTTTTTGGCGAACTCTAGTTCCTTAGAATGGCGTTGACCGTAGTTAATCGACAGGGCCTTGACGTCGCGACCTTCTGCCTTTAGTTTATAAAGAAGTACTGTAGAGTCAAGTCCACCGCTCAAGATTAAAATTGTTTTCATTATAATAGTCCTTTAATTAATTTTCCAAATTTTATAAGCCGTCCAGAAGCATCCGAAAGATGCTAATAACGTATAGCCTATGATTATAGTCAGTAGTGCTTCTATGAGTATAACCATATATAATATTACATTTTGTCATTGAGTGAATTTAAAACTTTAGTAACTCTTTGAGTTAAATCAGCAGCTTCTTCTCGAGTAAGAGGTCCTTTATTTAAAGTTTCATCCATTCTTCTACATATGCCTAGTATCTTTGATATCTTATCTGGATTAACTTTTAAGAAATCTCTAATCTGGATGCTTAGTTGAAGATTAGCTTCATCATTAACAGGATGAGTAGGAGGTTCTTCTTCTAGCTTCTTAATTAAAAATGATAAATCTTCATGGACAATAAGAGTAGCTTCTTCCTTAGTTTTACCTTCAGCAGCCATTATAAACTCTACAGGTCCTCCCCCTTTCGCACAACTATAGCAATAGTAGCTATTAGTCTTGGGATATATTGTAAAGTTAGGTCTTCCTGTGTCATTATGAAAAGGGCAATAAGCTACGTATAAATCTCCCTGAGATTGATAATCTACGTTATGTTTATCTAGAACGTCAAAGATATCCATTATTCGTAAATCCCTAAATAAATATAAAGACCTATATAAGTTCCTATTGCTAGAAAAGCTAAAAGTAAAATTATTGCTACAGCTGTGTCTCTACGCATTATTTTTCCAATAACGCGGGTAGTTGGTTGATTAGAGAATTAATTCTTGTTTGAGACATTTTTAAAGATCGTGCAATATCTGCACGACTATGTCCAAAATATAGTCTCTTCAAGATTCTTTTCTGTTTAGGAGAAGCTTTCTTGTACAACTCTTGGACAACTAACTTGGTTTCTAATTGAGAAGAAGGATCTTCGGAAGGAGTATCTTTTAAATTGCTTTCGGCTATCTTTGGGGTATCAATATCGTCGCTAGAACTTTCCCAGGTAGCATCTAGAGAATCTGTCTTAAACACATCTCTCTTCTTTGCTCTAGTCCCTATTAAGAGATTCTTAAAAATATTTTGATTATACATATAAAAAAACGATGTAAACTTACAAAAAGGTGTCACGTGCGGATTATACCTTTGAACTGCTTCTAACAAGTTTTCGTAAGCGTAAGACTTACCTTCACTATAATCAAAATGATTATTCCAGCTATAAATTAAAGAATCAATGTAATCGGATAACTCGGTCAACATCTTTTCAATTATCTGATTACGAAATTGCGTTCCATCGTACTCAAGAGAATCTTTAATAATGGGATCAGTTACAGTCTGCAGTTTAATCTTAATATCGTGATACTTGAAAAATAAAGGCATCAAATCTTGATTGACTTGATTTAAATGGGCTTTTTGAGCGTCGGTAGCTTTGGACATATTTCTCCTAAATTATTACGGCTTATATCTTATACGAATAATTTAGGAAAATGTTTCGGCTTAATAACCGCGACTAGGGGTAGTATCTCCCGTTAGTCTCAACTGTCTTTCACAAAGCAACATCTTATCAAAGCAGGCATCTAGAGTGAACCGGCAAGCTCTATCATCTCGAACAGCAATGGTAGCTGCAGTCATCTCGACTACATCATTAATTTCGAGCTCATCTCTATCTACTAAGCGAAGTGATATTAAGGTATCGGCGTGGGCGGAAATTAAGTGAGATAATCCAATATTTTCTACACCATACTTATACTTTGATTCTTTCATTCCATCGCGATTTGCCTGCGCTGCAGTGATGATCGGAACATTTAGTTCTCGCGCAATGTCTCTTATCTCGTAAGTGATATCTCCTACTGTTTGCCACATCTCTCTACTTGAAGTGCCTGCTTTAGATGACTTAACTAAGGTAAGATAGTCCACGACTACCAAATCGAACTTGTAAGGAAAGCTTAATAGCTTAGACTTTAAGAATGATGTTGAGCAGTCATGAGCATCTAAAGTATAAAATTTACCTGGACGATTCTTCTGCCTGACAATACATTCTTTATATATTCTCTCTTCATCAGGGGAAAGTCTACCATCTCTAATACGACTATAAGATAATCCGCTATCTCTAGCGTCATAGCGTCTTTCAATCTGTTCCTTAGGCATTTCAACTGAAACATACAAAACATTATATCCCGATATAGATGCGTGGTAAGCTGCGTTTAAGAGGAATGTACTTTTGCCTTCCTTTACACCTGCGATAACTACCATTAACTGTCCAGGTCTAATTCCATTAGTAGTGATATCTAAAGAAGGAAATCCAATTGGAATACCTTTAAATTTGTCGGGATTGTTCTTAATGTCTTGATATCTGTCCCAGCGTAAATCTGAAGACTCATGTAAGTACCCTTCTTTGATAT